TTATTTTGCCAAAGCCTTCTTTAGCACCACCTTTTGCTTGATCTAATTTTGATTTTAGTTTTTCTTGTGACATAATGTGCCTCCTTATTATTTTTATTCTATGGTAACATTTTGATTATTTCTAGGCAAATAAAAAAGCAAGAACCGCTAGTGTCAGGCGATTCTTGCTAAATAATATGCACCTATACTGTAATCTGCCTACTTATTTCAAAACTAAATCGTTGTTTTATTAAATCATTTATTTGTTTTGTTGAATTTACAATTTTTAGTTGACTTTTAATATGATTAAAATCATAGTAAGACAATAAATTGATAAAAGCAGAGTTTACAAAGGACGAACTTACTTCGCTAATTCCTGCGAACGAAACAGTCACGACTGTATCTGTATAAAAATAAGATTTCAATTGTTCAAATAAAATCTCTCCCGCCTTATTATCGTTAGAAAAATTCTTTGCTAGTTCTTTGACAGTTAACGTTACCATTCGAATTCTTCCTCCTCTTCTAAATCATATAAATTGTCATTCGATACATCTATTCGAATTTCAAAAAAAGTACCAGGATATGATTCCTCAGACGAATAACTTTGAGTAATTTTATTATCTGATACCGAGACTATACCACAATTAGATATAATTGTAAAGTTCCCGACTTTGTTAGTAGTTAAAGTATTTACAATATTAGAAAGCCCTGCCCCTCTATTTTGAGGTATAGTTTCTGCAGAAACACCCTCTTGAAGAGCGAATTCTATTAACTTGTTGTCAGGCTCATCCTTTTTAAATTTTCGCTTTATAGACTGAGGGATTCCTATTCCGAAATCAGATACTGCTATTACAATCTCCTTGTTCTTGGGATAGTATTGCCCAAAAATACATCCCTTAGATTCCTTAGAATGATCTGCAATATTATTAAAAATTTCGTCAACCGCTACACAAATAGAACTAAACTCATTTGTTCTGCCAGTTTGCTTTTGTAACCAATTCTTAAAGTCTGTTACCTTCCATTGAGCTATTTGTTCAGTGTTAATAAATTTAATTTCAAAAGTAGTCGGGCGCAGTTCCGGCTCTTTATAAACCAATTTATCAAACACTTTAAAAAAGCCACAATCTACTAGATACAACATAGCTTGCCTTTGACGTTTATTTAAAGAGCTTTCTTCGCATATTAACCACTTGATGTTTGCATCTTTTCTTTTTGTAGCAAAAGTTAACATATTATATAACGAAATTACTCCACTAGGTTCCGCAAACTCAATGTTTCTCATATCTACTGTAAGTGTCCTGTTATCACTTAAAGCAAGTAATCTATTGAAATTGGTAACGATTTTCGTAATGTTATATTTGTTTAAATTCTGAGGAAGAACTAGATTATTCATTGATAACAACTTTCTTTATAATAGCGAAACTATTTTACTATTTTTATAAAGAGATTTCAATATTTCAATAAAAACAGCCCCCGCAAAGCGAGGGCATTTGTCTTATCTAAAGGAGCTTTACCTCCTGTTTTATACTTGTGTGGCATTAGCTAAATACTTATCTTCGACCCATTGGTCGGATTGCGGTGCATTAATGCGTGACCATCCATTCACTTTTTCATAAACTCTTACACGAGTTCCTGCCTTGATAAATTCTTTATCAGCGCTACTTGCGTTTGGCTTAGACTCTACATAATAGTCTGTGCTAAGAGTTGCTTCGTAATAAGGTACATTTGAGTTGTCTAATTTAGTGTTAGTAGCTAGTTTTTGATAAAAAGTAAGTTCTTGTGGCTTATCAACCTTAGGTATATCCATTTTGCTACTATCATCTGCTAACAACACAATATTTTTATCTAAACCACCTGCTACTCCTACACTTGTAAACTGCCACCAGCGAACACCATCCATTGAAGGGAAGAACTCCCACAGCGGCTCTGTTCGTACTTCGTAGTCTGGATAACCAGCTATCCAAATGCTATTAGGGTACTTAGCGATAATTTTCTGATAATCAATATTATTAAGCGTAAATGGTTTATAGCTGTAATAAATAGGCTTATATCCAGCGCTAGCGATTTTATCCATAAATGCAATAACTGCATTTGTGTTAGCTTGCTTGTCTGCGCTTGCGGAATCTTCATAGTCAATGACTAAGTATGATACTTTTTTGCTTGGTAAGTTAGACAAAAATAAGTCTGCTTCCCGTTGCGCTAAAGCACTATCACCGCCAAAACGTCCAAAGTGGTAATAGCCAATTGGGTCGCTTGTGTTTGCTTGTTGTTGATGTCTGTCAGACAGCCAAGCAATTGACTCGGATACCTTGATAATCGTTTTTGTAGTGCCCGCCTGCTGACAAGTCGTTGTTAAATCTGCTTGTTGATAAGCCGATACATCGATAAAGTAATCACCTTTATTTAAACCGGTATTATCAGTTACAGTAACAGCGTTTTTAAAGCTTTTTGGTCTAAAGGCTGTTGGATAAGTTGCTGAATATGGGATTTTTACAAGATTGTATGCACCGTTAGCACCCCCTTGATTTTGCCCCAAAAACCAGCCATATCCGCCTCCTGCATCGCTGTCAAAAATTGCTACATGACTGTAAGGCGTTACACCGTCAACAACCATAAAAATAGCAACATCACCAGCTTGCATAACTTCCACTTCATCAAAATAGTTTAAGATACCATTTTCGTGACGTTGCTCCCATATATCCCTTGCGTATCCTGTATTTGTACAGTTTGCGTATGGCAGTCCTAGATACTTACAGTAATCTGCGTAGCCATCCCAACATTGTGCACCGAAAGACCCATCAATATCATAAGCGTTACCATTTGACCTGCTTTTATATTCTTGATAAGTTGCCATTTACTCCTCCTTTCCAAAAAGTAAATAAATCGGATAACTAAAAAAAGCAACCACTGCAAGCGGTATGTACAGTATTGCTATTGCTAGTACCATTGCTATTTTAGTGATTGCACGCATGTCCCCTCCTATTTTTTTGGCTCGTGGTAAGTCAATGCTTGCTCACTGTCTGAAAGACCTTCGGTTGTTGGGTCTGTAACAATACCTGCAATAACAAGTACTGAAAACACACTATTAACAACTACTAATAATTTATTACCTAAATCACTAAGTTCAAGTGTATAACCAAAAACATTTGCAACTGCTTGTACAACTAAAAATATTGCTGGAATAATTGCTGACCAAAATGCTTTGTTTTTAATTCTTACTTTCCAATTAATCATGTTATTTCTCCTCTTTTTCTAGACGACCAATGCGGTCACTCATATAAGACATCTCCTTTTGGACAACACCAATGGTCTGAGAAATGTCCTGTAACTGTTCTGTATTTTTATCTAAGTGACCTTTGAGCCACTCTTCACGTTTGTTAGATTCTGATTTTGATTGGTCATGGAAATCCATTAGCTTTTTCTCACGCTTATCAGACGTTCGCACCAGATAACCAACCACAATCATAAAAAGCAAGATAAAGAGAATAGCCCACACAAATTGTGATTGAGCGATTCTTTCTGCTTGTTCTACTGTCATCCGACTACCTCACTAACTTGCTAAAATTTCAGCAAGTAATTCTTCATCGCACATAATTGCAAGTTGCTCTTTTGTTTTGTTATTAATAAACTCTGAAAATCCCTTTTTAACAAAACTTGACCAAGCCATACGTCCATAATATAAGTCAATCGCAAATAATTTAATCATCATATCTATCCCTTCTTCCTGTAAAAAAATTCTAACCAATAGCAATAAGATCTTCATCTTTTAAAACCTCTTTTGCGTAAAGCGTACTTATCAGATTGATAAGTGTTTGTGTGCCTGTTGATGTTGATGTACTTAGTTCAGTCATTTTTTCAGACTGAGCTTTATCTTTATACTTTTCGTCGTAAAATATCTGCTCACACTTTTCAAGTGTTTCTGCAAAAGATTTATTATCAAAGTCAACTGGTAAGTCAAAAGTTAAGTTACCTCTTACGTGAGGTAAATCAACTGCCACAATTGCATTAACTTTTGCAATGCTTTTATCTTCTAACATTACAGGATATTTGTTTAAAATTTCCAATAGTTTTCCTCCTTTAAATTGTCCACTGAATTTGACCTTTTACGTTAACAGTCCATTTTGACGGATTAAACCACAGAATACGACCGTCTGCGCTCACTTGAACATTTAAAACATTGAGTTGTATAGTCCAAGCCGTTACTGCAAACATCATGTCGCTAGGTATCAAATTCGTAGGCATAGAGCCAACCGTCAACTTATCTATGCCATTCGTCGCAAAGTTGTACTTAACGGTGACTGTACTGCCTGTCTGCCTATAACTAAAACCATTGCCGATTGACTGCCAGCCTGAGTCTATCGTTGTAGGCAAGCTATCTTTTTTAGCGTACTCACTCCATGTGCTCCAAGCACCGTTTTCCAGCAACCGCGTAAATATAGTTTTATTTGTACGGTCGTAAAATTGTTGATAAGCATAGTTTGATGTCTCGTGTCTTACAACAGTTACATAGCCAGGGCCTGCTCCGGTCGGTCTATTAGCACCTCTAAATACACAATAAAAACCTGTGTCTTGCAAGCTATTTAGGTCAGTGTCGTCATGTCTAAAAGAACCACCATTGTTAAGAGCAAGTTGTTTTTGTTGGATTGGCTTGCCACGGGCGTATATATCTCCTGCTGCATCAATTGACCCACGCTCCCACTCTTTACCAATTGCTACTCCTGTTGTCTCGGGATTACCACTATCTTCTATTTCTACTGCTACAAATTTTGCAAGAAGAGGTACTCGTTTAGTATCATTAGTCCCAAAACTGTCTGAGATAGTCCCATAAATATCAAATGATTGATCAGACGGGAATTCACCACTAAGTACAAAATTCTGATTGATGAGTTGGTATTTATCTGTATAGGTCTTACTTGCTTCAGAAGTATCAATTTTGAACGTTTTAGTGCCAGTTGGCGCCGTCTTGAAACTTAGCGTCATTTTATTTTTTTGCAGCTTATTAACAGTTAATGGACTAACTGATGCATTAACAGTTACAACGATTTGTGTGCCATCAGCACCGCCGCGCTGGGCGCTAAAATCTAGTGCTATGCCGCTATACGGTAAAACATTTATTTCGGTTGTTACAGGGTCAGATACACGCCCTCTGCTATCTGTAACTGTTGCTTTAACGGTAGCTTTACCTTCAAACTTTAAAATGCCTAGCAAGCCACCGTCTGACTGAGTAGATTGGTTTTTACCAACAATTTCAGCGTAGAAATTTTGGATTGTAGAGCCGTAAATCCCATTCGCACCATTAAATACAACAGTTGGATTAGACACAATTTGCACAAAATTATTAGAACCTACTAATGCAGATGCTTTTTGATTTGTATCCGATAAAACAAGACTAGAAATTTTAGGTTTTACACTGTCCGGTAAAGTCAGATAAAAAATAGCGGTCGACGTCCCAATGACCGATCCATTTGACTTAGTGTCAACGTAAATTGTCGCTGGTGTGCTAGTAGCGTTCGGAATCGTATTAGCCCAATCTAAACTTGTTTTAAAAGTTGTTGAACCTTTTATGTCACTAGCAACAACCCCTGTTATACCATTCACATTGTATCTGACATCGTGTGTAAAATCACTTGAACTTTGATTGATATTAACATTTAGCGTATCTCCAAAATAGCCACTGCTAACCGATACTGCGCTGGTGCGAGGTATTTTCGTAAGCGTGAATTTTTGATCTGGTATCGTCAACGTTCCGGGTGCGTATCCGCCTGGACCTAATAACTTAGCGGCAACAACGACCGTTTTGTTTCCATCTGCATCATGCGGAACTCTGATTGTTTTGTCAATCAATAATTGATTGCCGTTAAAACCGATAGAGGAAGGTGCGTTAAAGTCATATTTAGCACCCACCCAAGCATATCCACCGAAGTTATACTGAGCATAACTGTTAGTACCAGAAGTCAAATAGAGCCTAAATCTTACTTGACTACTATTGTCTGCAACCGACGTTGAAACCTCGTCAACAATATAAGTTAAGCGATAACTCCTGTCAGAGTTACTATAAAAAGTTGTCATCTATCCTCCAATCCCTCTAATTTTCTTGATTTGTAAACGCCCCTTCGAACTTTCTTCAAACAAAAAGCTTCCAATACGAAGCCGCAAAGTGAAAACACCAGACTCGATTTGTAGATAACCTTGACTAATAAACGCAGTCTCAGTGCCACCTGAATAAAAAGCTATGCGATCAGTTGTTACTCTCACCGACGATGTACCATCTTTCATTTTGATAACTAAACCATCATTTGAGTATGACATATACTGCGTAATGGCTTCTGTAACAAGTTGTACATTTTCGAGCTTAGCCAGTATCTGAACAACTCTATTAGCGTTTGAAATCATAGTTTGCTCTGATACTTTTTGACCATCTTCTATTTTTTTAATTTGATCAAGTAACTCTTTTGCTTTATCTTGTACTTCTTGCAAACTTGCAGCAGCTTCAAGATTAGCTTTCATCAAACGCTGTTCTTCCGCGATAGCGTTTAACTGCTCAACAGTAAAAGCACCATCGGCTTTTGAATCAAGATTACTTGCTTTATCAGCTTCCGATTCCTGCCAATCGCCTGTTTTATTTCCCCTAACGAGCATAAACCCACCAGAGCTGAAACTACCTTGCTCCGATGACACCATCGCAAACCGTGGTCTAATCTTACCTGTCTTAGTTGGTGTAAAGGTGATTTCAAAGCGTCTGAGACTAGAGTCAACGTTTTTTATAATCGTCTCTCGTGGGGTATCGCTAGTAATAAAACCATCTGCTATATCATAAAGATAAAAATATAAATTCCCAGCTACCTCACGTTTAACATAAGCGCTAAAGGTGTATGTTACACCTTGCTTGACCATGATATCTTTTGCATGCGACACTTTTTGTCCACTAATCCATTTTTTTAATGTAAATGGATAATTAGAGAGGTTCTCGTCTTCTAGCGTCGCAGAAGTAAACCAATCAGTCCCAACAAATGATTTTGTACCATCAATCAGATTGTTTGTGCCAACAACGACTGTTCCGACCATATCAGTCCACTTATAATCAAGATAGTTTGTTGATTGCTCTATACCAGTATAAGTTCCAATAAATCTTCTATTTTTAGACTCAGTTATACTAAAATCAACTTTTCCATCTTCTGAATTGGCCCACGCTGTCCATGATGTAGCACCATCATCGCCTTTTTCTCCATCCTCAGTATCTGTAAAGGATATTTGCGTACTTGCTACAAGTTCCTCGTTAACATAAGCTTCGACTGTTATGTTTAAAACATGGTTAAAGTCACTTGCTTTAACTGTTAGCGAAGGACCTATCTCAATCAGTGAGTCGCCATTTTTATAAAAATAAATAGCATCGTAATCTTTCCCATTTTTTTGCAGGTTAGGCGTTAATACAGACTCACCAACCCCATTTTTAAAAGCAACTCCGTTTGAAGTCGCTAGTTGTATATCGTATGGAATTGACTCATCGTATAGACGCAACATATCACTAATTAAGTCGGAAGCTAACTGACTTTCTTTTTCGACAAAATTGCTGAATTTAGTTTTGTTAGAGCTGGGATTTGTTATTGATATTTCTTGCTCAATAACCCTCGCTGTGAGAATTAGCGGTGGCTCGTATCCGTCGTCCTGTATCCGCACAACATCACCAAGTTCTAAGTCAACATAGCCATCAACTTCGTATGTAATTGCTGGATATGCGTGTGCTTTTAAGTCTTTTAGACCTGTTGACATCAAGACTTCTTGACTATCAGTCTCGACTTCCATGTCTTTTCGTATCCAGTTGTCTCGTGTCTCATTACCGGTTAAAACAGATGGATAGCGGTCTCTTGAAAGTGGTGCGTACAAAAATCCATTTTTGAGATAGTACTCTACTTTACCGTTTTCATCTTTCCACTCTTTGTAGATAGAGTTGTCAATATAGATGATTTGTTCTTCTTCATATGTTTCTGTTTGCGCCTCTTGTACAACTTCTTCGTACGATATCTGTGTTCCACCAGTAACTTGCTGAGTAGTTGCTCCATTGACAGACATACCTTGCGCTATTTCACGAGGGTAACATACTGTCTGCAATCCTCTAGCAAAAGCGTTAATCTCATATGAGTTTTCGACAACATACATGCGACCAGCAAAGTTTTGCTCTAAAACAGTAACTCTGGTCTTGGAGACACTCTTGATAATACCTGTATGCCCCCAGCCTGTGGTATAAAAAGGAGCGCCTCGATTTGCTCGTACATTATAAATACCACCAGCTTTTAAGTTTCCAGCGTTAGGTGATTTATCTACCTTCCACCCATATGCACCCCAGTTATAATCAGTGCCGATTAAGGCAGCAGCCATACCGCCTCCGATACGACCTCTAATACCACCAATCGAGCTGTCAATCCAAGCGCCATCCAATTTTTTTGCATACCACCCAGATAGCGCATAACACTGCCCTGAGCCGATTCTGCGACCTTTAAGTCTAGTAGCTTCATTTAGTGCTTGCATTGTCTTAGTAGCTCTTCTAGCTACGTTTACGGCTGTTATAGGCTGTACTGGTGTTTGCCACAGCTTATCAATCGTATTGAGGATATTTCCAGTTACTTTATTGATACCATTTCGGATATTAGTCATCAAATTTGTGTAGCTTTGATATCCTGCTGCTGCATAGTCATATTTAGCTCCACCAGATCTAAAAAGCCCTTTTGTATAGTCTGCTATATTCTTTTTGCCGACGACATTATAAATCCCTTGTTTTGCTAAAAGATAAGTGTAGTCTTTTAAAAAGTCGTCTACACTTGCATAGTGCATGTATGTCCCGCCCTCGTTTGCAGGACGAGCCATACCAGTTGTAACCTTAACACCACTTGGTCTAGTTTGCGCTCCACCTGTCATTCCTGACCAGTTGTTATCACGCCTACCGACAGTTGAGTCACCCCAAAAACTCTCTAAATAAAGTTGCGTGATAATTCCGCTTGGCAAAATGTTGTATTGTACAGCATAGTTTATAATCGCTTGTACGTTGGCTTTTTTGATTGTGTGACCGTAATATTTAATATCGCCGCCTAAGTAAGTCTTGTTAGAGCCAACTGTCTTAGTAACTTTACGTGTGACAGGATTAGAGACAACACGCTCCCCTTTTACGGTCTTTTTACCGTAAGGGCGTATTGCGTTATAAATCTGACGTTTATCAAGATTTTTAGTAATACCAGCGATATTTTTTTGGTATCTAAGTACAGTATCACTTCTGTCACGACCAACACCGTATGACTTGCCTTCTTCATACTCTTTATAGATATTTATGATAAAAGCTTTAAAAGTGTGGTTATTGTGTAGTTGTGTTTCAAATTCAACTTCCGCATCAAAATTATTAGCAATCGATAACAAGCGAGCCAGTTTAGTGTCTTGACCAGTCCATTCTAAAGTTAGCTTCTTGTCCTTTACTTCGTTTGTGCCAATTGTCAAAGCTCCCCAGTTTAAAATGTCAAATGCTACAAGATACTCTTCAAACGACATCGCTTTAGTGGCTTTGTACGGGTTGCAATACTCGTTTAGTAACTCTAAATTAAGATTTTCGCAATAGCAATGTATTTTTGTCTCTGTTTCCTCGACTTGCATGATGTTAAACAATTGTACTTTACCTTTGTGTACAAAAGAGACAAATGCTTGATCGTTTAGTGCGTGATATTTGTGATTAAGTGGATTGTCACCCAACAGCGTTTTTTTATAAACTGAAAACTCAAAGGCTGACGAACCAGTTGTGAGCTGTCTAGTCCACAAATCATCATAATAATTAAGTGCTCCTTGTTTATCATTGTCTAAAAGCAAAACTGGATGTAACTTAGAATCATGTATTACTAGCGTTATTATAACCACCTCTCTTCCATCAATATCTCAACGTTTGGCGCAGATTGAGAAAACTTAGATACCTGCATTACTAATTCTGTTTTTCCGGGTGGGATAGATATAAGTTGCGAACCTAAAACCATGTCTTGAATAGAATCTAAGTCTTTTGTTTTGACTGTGTCGTTTTCAAAATTGATAACTACTTCATCTCCGGGCTGATACTTGTTAACAATGTTGTTATAGTGAGATACACCCATTTTTTCAAAGTTGACTTTTTCAAACAGGTTGTAGTTGATATATTTAGAGCTATCGCTACATGTCCCCATCGCAAGATGTATCTTGCGGGATTTTTTCCCTTTAAGGGACGGAACAGTTACATGATGATGCGCACCGTTAAAGTAAATACGAAACTTATCTTCTTCTCTAAAAATCTCAACCGCTCTACTTCTATTCATTGAAAAAGGATTGTGATAATTCCTATCTGCTAGAAATGTAAACTGCTTATAAAAGCGCCAGCCAACTCCATCATCATCAAGAGCAAAAAAGTTATACTCTGTTTCAAAACCGTTTTTACGCTTGTAGGTTTCAACACCATATAAAAATTCATCGTTTTCGCCAGTTACACAAAGCTTTAAAAATCCTTTTTGGTCTTGCGCTGTTGCAATAAAAATCTGTTGCCACCACAGGTGCTCATTGAGAGTGTATTCTCCGTTTGAATCAGGATTGATAATAAACGTTCGAGTCCCAACATGCTCGCCGTAACCCGGTGTAGTTCCTCTAGCACCAATAGCTACATACTCTCCACCTTTGCCAGAGCCTAAAATATTATCAAGGCGCATGCGCTTTAATTCCGAGTCAAATGTTGGTGGCATATAGTTGAGTTTTGCGACGTTGGGCGCACCTTCTAAAGCTTGTGCAATAGCTTTTGAGTAATCAAAAAGGGATTCGTTGCGATGAACGATAGTCCCATCTTCTTCCTCCGATGATCCAAGTGCAAAAGCGCCCGTTTCATTTGCGATACCGATATAACCGTTTTCAGAGTTATGTTTAATTTTGATTATTGGATAAGCGTTAGTATTACCATCATTTTGCAAATTAAAAATAAGCTTGTTGCCTTCTTGCGTATAGTCCGAAAACTTTTTGTAAGTAGTTGAATGCGCAACGCCATCTGGGATGTAAAACTCAATAACCGTTTCATCGTACCAATCAGATATTCCTTTTAAGTCAATATCACCTTTTGGAACAGCCATATAATATCTGTCAGGTTCATCTGGTAATGTAAGTTTAAAGGTCGTCTTACTGTGCAAAATACCAGCTATTTTTTCTCTTAATTTATTTAAGTTTTCGTAACTATAAGTCGACGGTTCTGTCGTGTCTACAAATTTACTTGCTCCTATTTCTTTAGTTTTAAAACTAACAGTAACAAAAATAGTCTTAGCGCCAAAACTAACCGATTGAATGGCTTCTCCTAATTCATTTATTTTTCTGGTAGCAATAGACCTATTATTACCTATAGTCCTCACTATGTTTAAACAATTCAAAAAAGGCGATAAATCAACGCCTTTATAACTAAAATTTGCCAATTATATCAAACCTTTCATTCTATTATTCATTATTTCTTTTTGTTTTTGGTATTCTGTGAAGTTGTCTCCAGCTGTTCGAGCTAATTCTTTACCATTCACAGTCACTACAACGTCTCTATTAGCAAAATCTCTAATAGCTAAAACCGCATCTTTCAATGCGACAAATCTATCATCTTCTAATTTTCTTGCTGAGTCATTTAGTCCGCCAAAACTTGCATAATGAGTCACGTCAAAACTACTTTGTAAACCTTCCGTAATTTCCGATATGTTGATATCTTTAAGTTTATTCAATCCGTTTTGAAACTCCTCAGAAATACGACTAGCCATACTAGAAACATTTTTCTTGACTGGTTCAAAGCTATCTGTAAGAGATTTATTAAAACCTCCCATTATAGCTCTACCCGCTGGAATAAGTAATGTTCTATCGTAACTTATTGGCCCTTTATGCTCTTGAATCCATCCAGCGATACCACCGACAAAATTTTTGACTTTTTCAAAAGCTGAGGTCAATCCATTTAAAAATCCATCCATTATAGCTCTACCAGCTGCTCCTAAGTTAATATTAGCAAGGGAATTAAGAATGTTTTTTATACGGTTAACTACACTAGAAACGACTTCTTTCGCAGCATTAATAGCTGTTGAAATACCGTTTTTCATCGCATTAAATGCTAGTATAGCGACACTTTTTGCTGTATTAATTTTAGATGATATCTCGTTTCCAATAGCACTCATTCCAGCAGCTACTACGTTAACCAAAAATTTTAGCGTCACAGAAAATATACCTTTTATAGCACTCCATCCAGCAGAAAAAACTGATACGAAAACACCCAGCATACTTACAAATAAACTAGCTAAAAACGTCAGACCCCCAATTATTATGTTTTTTATACCTTCCCAAATTGCTCCTACTCCAGATTTGATAGCAGTCCACGCTGCATTCCAATCACCATTTATAATTGCTAATATCACTTTTATAGTGGTGTTGATGACAGACATGCCAACTTGTACCACGCCTGTTATAACCAGAAACAAACCACTTAGAGCTTCAACAAGCGCACTCCAAGCTAACTTTAAACCGCCAATAAAAGTAGCGCTGTTAGCCTGTATGAAAGTGAAAATTGATAATATTAGTTGTTTCAACGTTTCGATTAGCGGGGTGACTGCTTCAACCATTGCTTTCCACCCAGAAATAATTGTATTTCTAAATGTCTCAGATGTATTCCAAGCAACGACAAGTATTGCTATAAAAGCTCCGATTGCTGCAACAACTAAAATTACAGGTCCTGAAATTATTGAAAAGATTCCTGCTATTGCCGTGAACGCTGTAGAAACTCCTTCTAAAGAAGCAGTTACTTGACCAATAAAAATAATTACTGTTCCAAAAATGACCAAAAGAGGCCCAAGAGCTGCGCCAATACCTCCAATAATAACTGCCAGCTTTTGCCCAGCAGGAGATAACTTATTAAACCAATCAATTACCGCTTGAATTTTACCAATAATTCCTTGCAACATCGGATTTAATATACCACCAATAGTAATACCAGCAGTTTCTAAAGAGCCTTTTAACTGTTCAATAGCGCCTTTTAGACCACTGTTCATCGTGTTTGCCATTTTATCAGCAGCACCTTTTGAGTTTTTCAACCCTTCGGTTAATTTAGATAACTCGCCTGGGGTAGCGTTAATTAAAGCAAGCATCCCTGACAGAGACTCTTTACCAAATAAAATTGATAAAGCTGCAGATTTTTGTTGATCTGTCAATCCAGACATTTTTTCTCTTAGTTGTCCTGTTATTTCTGTCAAAGAACGCATCTTCCCATTCGTATCAAAAAAAGACAATCCGAGACCATCAATAACAGCTTGCATTTGGTCTGTCGGTTTTGCTAATCTGGTGATAGCTGTTCTAAGAGTTGTACCAGCTTGAGAGCCTTTTATACCAGCGTTTGACATAATACCTATTGCTGCTGCGGTTTCTTCCATAGAAATTCCCATAGCTCCTGCAACTGGTCCTGCGTATTTTAACGCTTCCGCCATGTCTGCAACCTCTGAGTTTGTATCTGCTGCAGCTTTTGCGAACACATCGGCTACATGAGTGGCTTCACTTGCGTTCAAGCTAAACATATTTACCGCAGTCGCTGCCGCTTCTGAGGCAAGAGCTAGATCTCCACCAGATGCTGCAGCCAAAGACATTACTCCGGGTGAAGCTGCTAAGATTTGATTTGCGTTAAATCCTGCTGATGCCATCATTTCTTGACCTTGTGCAACTTCCTTAGCACTAAAAACAGACGATGCCCCAAGATCAATAGCTTGTTTTCTTAACTTTTCAAAATCTGCCCCGGTAGCTCCAGAGATTGCTTTTACTCTGTTCATTTGAGATTCAAAATCTCCAAATGTTTTTGCAGCAGCGACTCCTAACCCAACTATTGGAAGTGTGACGTATTTTGAAAGGCTACGCCCAACACTTTGCATCCCTTGACCTACCATAGTCGTATATTCGCCGATTTTCCCAAGCGTAGATATGTTGCTATCTTTTATTGATTTTATTTTATCAATAGTAGCTTGTGCAGCAGATTGAACTTTGTTCATAGTGCTTGTAAAATTAGTATCTGTTGCTTTTAAAATCGCTTGTACTGTGTACGATCGATTAGACATTAATACCTCCTTTCTCTCTCAACTCTTTTACCCTTTTAGCTCTATTAACAATAGTTTTATCCAATTGTTTGGGTTTATCACCTAACAATTTTCTCTTCCGCTCATCGTAATCATAAAAATCTTTAAAATCTTTATAAATATACTCACCACTTTGGTTGGTGGCTTCTGCGTTTCTTTTTATAAAAGCGCTAAGATAGATATTTCTTTCGGTCTCTAAATGCTTGATTAAATACCCTTTCATCCTAAGATTGTATTCTCTGACAGTCATATTCCTAGCGACATCATAGTCAGTTACATTCAGTAACCCGAAAATGTTAGCTATTATTTCGTTGTACGTTTCTAGAGAATTTTTTTCGTTCTCTTTGTTGCCGTTTGCAGACTCAATTTTTAGTTCATGCTTTTTAGTAATTGTTTCACTTGTGCTTTCGATAGTGGCGCTTTCTTCAAACTCGTTAAAAAACCTTCAAAAACCTCTTCAAGCTTATTGTCTTCCGCTTGTTTAATTGCCCATTTTTCGATTTCTTCCTTGCTTGGAATGCTATTCAAAGTGTGTGTTGCTGACAAGATAATATCTTCTAGAATTAGGGGGTTTTTGATAGATAATTGTAATGTTGCTGTTTGGATACCTGTTCCAAATTTAAAACCGTTGTTTTCAACGAAATGCCTCTTGTCCATCTCACGGATGAAGTCAAACCCAAAGTTTAATGGGTAAGTTTTTCCTGCGATTGTAATTTCTTTCATTTTTGATTTTCTCTCCTTAAAAAAATAACAAGGGTAAAAACCCTTGTTTTAAAAATTAATTGCCTTGTGTTAGATTAACTACTTGCTTCTACATGAGAAACAGTATCGCCGTTTGTTTCAGTGACGTCTTTAAACACATATTGAATAGCCTTGATTTGCTCTTTGGTGAGGGTAGCTTTACCTTTGACAGGTTTTCCATCAATAGCCATTTCTGTGGAAATTTCAGATAATTCTTCAACATTTGAAGGGACTTCCCACGAACCTAATCGACCTATTGCGTACTCTGCATCATATTTATTGTCTGAATTGTTGTTGCTATTTAAGTCAATATCCCAGACCTCAATCTGCTTGCCATCTAAAACGGCATTTTTTAATGTTGTGTTCAATTCGTCGCGACTAGCAACCCCTTTGATTTCTAAGGTGACTTCTAGTCCTTTGTCAGAATTTATAGCACCATCTTTTGTGATCTTAGCATCTGTTTTTCTACTAAATTTCCACTTATGTTCCGTCTGAAAAGATAATTTAGCCGCAGCCTTCTTTTCCCCCAAAACACGAAACATCAAAATATTATCTTTACCATAAACTGGTGAACTTGTTACCATGCTTCCTCCTATATAAAACTAAAATACATGTTCAAAATGCCACGATATAAATTCTCGTTAGTACTATTATCTTTTAAGATTTCGGTATCACTATCATCTATAATCATGGACCATCTTCTATTTTCTATTTGGTTTATTTCACTGACCGCCTGCATAATTCGAGCAACTATATCACTTATCAATTTTCTGTCCATGCCGTCTCCCCAGACGTTTATCGTTGTTGAGCACTTGCCGATTAATTGGGTTTTTGTCGCTCTCGGCATTATATGAGTGTCTCCCATCACAACAAAAGGGTATTTTGTACCCAACGGTGGAAGGAAATCGTAAACAGTCAATCCTATATCAGTGAGTCTTTTAAAAATCTCATCAAACAATTGTTGATCCGGTTGTTTCATCATTCAACCCTCGCTAAATCTTTAATGAAGTTGTCAATGACACTATCAAGAGCTGGCTTCATAAACGGTTGCTCCTCCATTAATCGTGTACCTGTTTCCAAGTAACCGGAATAATTTGTCCCAGCCTTCACTTTAGCAACTGTACTTTGATTACTAAACTCTAATTTAATAGACCTTCTAGTAGCTCCTGTAGGTTTAACAAAAACACGCCCTTTGCCTTTTTGCCACTCATAATGCCCATTAAATACAGCTTTATCAATAGCCTTTGAGTGCATTTTAGTTCCGTGTTTTCTGACAGCTTTGCGCTTGTTTTCAAAAGTAACTTCTTTTTTTAACGCAGATAGCAACTCATGTTCCCCTTCCAATGTTAAGTTAATCATTAACAATCTCCTCAACGTATAAAGCTTTATTTCTGCTCGTTACAACACGATAAGCTTTATCTTTGATTAAAACCCTATCCACCTTCTTAACGCTGTGACGTAGCCTTACAATGCGTCTATCAAGGTCTAACTTCTCGTCTAACAGATTAGATAGTTCTATACCTTGCTCCGAGATGTTACACGGAACGACATCTTTTTTAACTTCTCCTCCAACACGTTTCCCAAGAGTTGGATCATATCGAGGTTCACCGTTAGCTTTAATTAAAAGAGTAACTCTATCGTTATATCTCATAAAAAATAAAGTCCACCTTTTTTAGATTTTTGATTTGAAATATTAAGCTTACTTTTAATCATTAAATCATACGGTTCAAACTCGTTTAAAAAGTCGTAATAAGTGATAGCTCTTCCTTCCACGGACTCAGACTTAGCCCGTTCAGCACCTCGCCTGTTATAGCGAGCAATCAAACAATCTTCAAGGACAAATGAAAAGGCACTATCTATCTCATTAGTGCCATACTCTGCTGAAAAGTGGTCAGTAATCCTTTTTAGCAACATTTCCAATAGTTTGTCTTGTAATGTATCGTTGATATCTAAATCAAGCTTTACATTATTAATGATTGTTTGCGTGTTTATCTTTTCCATAAACACCTCCAAAAATTAATCGGTGTGAGATTCTAAAAGCTCTAGCAATTCCGCTTTTTTAGCTTTAGAATCGTAATTAACACCTAGTTCATCAAGTTCACGCTTTAGCTCGTCAACTTTTAAATTGCTAAAGTTTGTTGACTGTGTGTCAGTAGCTTTTAAAACACCTTTCCCAGTCAAAAACTCAACTCTAGCACCGTTATACTCTTCACCGACTTTATAAATAAAACCAGTCTCTTTATCTCTAAAAGCTTCAATTACTAGAGCCACGATTACCTCCTTTTATAATGATACTTCCGAACTTGTTACAATCTGTACTTCATCTAAGCGCTCGAATGATGGTAGAGCAATCATAGAAACCTTAGTCTGTACGTTAACAGGATCAGTAGTCTTAGTAGTTGTAACAGCAATACCTGTCTCTACAAGAGATACCTGTGCATCTGTTGCTTGACCTCCCATGAGGTCAGACTGTTCAGGAGTTGTCCCAAATACTGTATAGCCAAGATTTCCGTTAGGTACAAGTGTAACTACGCCATCAGGGAAATACTTCTTGCTTTCACCTGCGTCGTTAACGAACACACCATCTTTAAGTAAGATGTTTAATCCCAATTCTTCAGAAAGATAAGATTTTAATTCTGCTTTAGTAACAATTGAGCCTTCTGGTGCAAGTGGTTTAATTACTTTTACGGTTGCTTTTGCATTTTTGATATAGCCAAAAGTTTTTGAGTTTAAGACAATAGCTTCAGGAACGTGACCACGCTCTGTTACTGTTTCAATAGCTTTCTCAATGTCGGCAAGAGGGTTAGCAGTTTCTTTATTTGACCATTCTTGTGAACTTTTAGTCGTTTGAGTTACAGCTAATCCATAATCGATATCTTTCATAACACCGTTTGAATTGATGTGGATTTTACCACTTGACAACACTTCCATGCGCATAGCTTCAAGACGTGCTTTAGCACCAGCGATTAGAGTAGTTTCATCATTAAAGATTGTTGATAACACTGTGTCAATAAGTTCTTGATTTTTAGTTTGTGCTAAAACGTTAAGTTGTTGACGGTCAGCCTCTTTTACAAACATACCTTCTTTGAAGTAAGGCATTTCTTCGTCTAACAAGTCTACAGACATGCGGTCACGAAGTGGAACTTTAGTGTCAAACGCCGCCGCTTTGATACTAACTGGTTTGCCAGCTGCTCCTTTGATAAAGGATAACTTAAGACCAAGTTGTTGTTTAGATGGGAAAGCTTTTTCTCCCAAAGACAAGTCAACGTTTGCTTGTTGTTTATCATAAAATCCTTTGATGTTAGCAGATGTTACAACGTCATAAATTAATGCCATTATTTAGTTCCTCCTTTTACAAATACAATGTGTGGTAATTTAGTAGCTAATTTTGATGGATCTTTAGCCAAAGCAGAGTCTGCCAACTTATCAGAATTTACTGTGCCACGATAAACAAGAGGACCCGCAGCATTGCCTTTAGATAAGTCAACATCTGTCAACAAAATGCCATCGATATGAGCTTCACCATCTACTTCACTGTTTTGAACTGGTTTTACTTTTTTAGTACGATCTTTAAAAACAGACTCATCAATCCCTGCTAAAACTGTTCCAGCAGATGCCAGTCCATTACCAAATTTACTTGCATCTAAAGTCACAGAAATCGCTTCGTATGGCAAGTTATGTAAAATCTCTTTTGATGTTTTTACTGTACGTTTATTCATTTTTTCCTCCTAAAATAGTTTGGTGTTAACTTTTCCAGCTCGTTCTGCTAAGCTTGCACCAAAATTTGATTGAGTTGTAATAGAGCCACTTCCGATTGAAGGGGTGGCTTGTCGTGCCAATGATTTGCGATCATCAGCGATTGCTTTAGCAAATGCGCTAGCTAGCTTAGTGACATTTGCTTTTGTTTGCTCTGCATCTAAAGTTACTGCAAGACTAAGAACATCATCATCAACATTAATATCAGCCTCTGAAAACATTTTACGAGCAACTGCTGTTAGTTCGTTGCGTGTCTTATCATCTTTTAGTTGTTGCAACTCTTCTAACAATTTCTGTGTTTCGTAGTTAGCTTTTTCTTCGCTGTTCATCTTTGCTAATTTTTTAACTTCGTCTTGCTCTGCTTTAAATTGCTCCTGAGCGTCTTTGTGAGCTTTTGCAACTGCACGATTAACATTCTGTTGTATCATTTCAGTTACTTCCGCTTGTGTAAAAGTCTTCTCTGATGTAGCTTCCGCTTTAACTTCTTCTTGAGTTTCGACTTCCTCTTGTGTTGCTTCGTCTACTACACCATTGTTAACTAAATCTGCCATGAGGCGCCTCCTGTTTAAAGTCATGTCTGACTATTAAATCTTGCACAGTTTATAGCCGTAAGCACGTTTTGGGCATAATAAAAACCAGCCTCAACTGGATTTGTGACTATTTATTTTTCCATTTTTTCTTTGAGTGTTTTTTGATACGACTAAGCTCGTTGTTAGTCGCTTGTGCGTTATGCTCTACAATTTTTTCAAGTTGTTCAATCCGTTCGTGTTGTTTGCTTAATTCTTTAAAAAAAAATTCGTTTTCTACAATAAGTGAAGCTATGTAGCGTTCGATTTTGCGTTTTTTCTTAATGCGTTTGTTCATTTTTTACCTTTCTTATGTTCGATATCTTCACCAATAACTGCACAACGACAATGTGGGTGAAATGGCGGTGCTGTATTGCCTGTATCCCATTTTTCCATAGGATACGGACCGTCACTTGCTATTCCTTTACAAATAGAACAGGCGGAGGGCTCTGGCAATATCTCAAAACCATTAAACCCGTTGTCTTCTATTGACATTTTGCTAACTTCCATTTGTACCCTTGCATGTTCTGTGATTGCTAGACGTCTAGCATAGCTATCTGATACCCCAAACTCTTTTTTTAGCTTATTAGACAACTTAATGGCGTTATCGCCTTTTGTTATAGCTTTATAAACTTCCTCTTTTACTATTTTTCTAAGGTCGTCTTGCCTTTGCCAAATATTTTCACTCCACGTTGCGCCTTTGAAATTTGTATTTATGGTTACTTTAGCTAGCTTTTTAATGTCATTTTGACTAGAAACAGATGTTCCAAGTAAGCCAGACTGAAATTTCAACTCTTCTTCAAAACCATCTTCAAGGAATTTTTTTGTCGCTTTGTATTCATCTTCCGATAAGCTTTGCATCGCTAAATCAATATTTAATTGCAAAAGCTCTAAAGCGTTAACTTTCATCTTTAAATTATAAACAGCCATGTCTATATTTTCTTGATGCGTAAAATTAGCTTTAGTGACTTTAATTCCCTCTTTGCGCATTTCGTTAGCCCTTGCAACTAATTCTTTTGCCTTTTTCTGATAAGCGTTGATATCAACGTCAGAGACAGCTTTTTTAGCGAGCTTTAAGTCTATTGCCTCTTTATCTGCATAACGCTGGTAAAAAGACTCGATTTCTTTTTCGATTTCACGAAAATGGTAATCGTGTATCTGTTTCATGGACCTTCCCAACTTGATATCTTTTTTGTCTTTGGCTTCCATCTCTTTTTTAACACGTTTACGCCAATAACTTTTACCTTCCTTAGTGTGCATGTCCATGAGCTAACTCCTTGTCTGACATACGTGTTTGAGCTTCTAGTTTTTGAGCTAACAAACTGCCCGACTGCGATTCTTGCATGATTTTATCTTCTTCTTCATCTGGATCATCAACAATACCAGTGACAAACATCTTAGTTTTGTTTGATAACTCTCCACCAAGTGCTTTAAAATCATTTATTTTTTCTTGGTCTGACTTAGGTAAGTTTGGAGTAAAGATTATTTTTAGCTTGCTGATATCAAAATCTTTAATTTCACTTAAAAACTCACCAACATGAGCGATAAGCTTATATCTACGTTTCAACGACTGCTCAAATAACGCTTGTAAGTCCACACGTTCTTGGTCTAGTCCAAAAACTTTCCACTTGAGCGCTTCTCCGGACTGATTACCAGCAAATTTATTGTCTGTCATATCTGGCGTATTAGTAAATCTGTGGATATCCTCAGCGATTCTGTTTTTATATGCTTCAGTTCCCTGTACGTCATATTTTTTATACAAATACTTAGCGTCAACAGAACCTTCACGTCCTTCGCTATCAACAGGTGGTTCTAGATTTAACAATCTAGCTTTTCGCATAGCTCTCAAATATGTAATAGCTTTTTCCGGTGTATCTACGTATTCAGGAAACGACACACGACCAATAATTGCTAGAATAGCGTCTGACAAGTCTTGCATGTAGTTAGCTGTGTCTGACTGCGCAGAGTCGTATAAATCAATCAAAGATAATTCTGTTTCGTAATCGCCTAAACCGTCATCTGTATTAAGATATTCCGTGATAGGGACAGCACCAAAAGCATGCGGTTGTCTACCTGTCTCTGTTAATTCTCCGTCAAATTCAAAAAAGATAACTTCCGAACTTGTATAAACTTCTACCGTCTTGTCTGTTTTATCTATTTGACTTTTGTTGTAGTATCGCACACCAATAAGACTATCTTTATCAACATCATTTTTATAGATAATAAAAGTCTCTCTTGGGTCTAGTCTTATCACTTTTGTTTTATTGTCTGCACTACGATAAGCGAGTTCGTAAGCACGACCAACTTTAGACAAGTCTTTTATAAGTTGTCTATTTAATTGATGGAAGTTGTTCTTTTTTGCTAACTCTTTTAAAAGTTCGTTGTTAACTTCATCGTCATACTCAACACGTATTGGATTACCAACAAGATATCCCTGTTTAAATGTTGATATATACTTGCCATAATTATGTATGGCACGAACATCAGCCATGTCCTCATCTTGCCTACGACCAGACTTAGATACCTCGTGATTGTTTCCTTCTGCATAATCTAACAACTCTTGTATACGTGGTTTTTGAATGCTCTCGTGGTGTTTTAAGTATTCAAGTAATATTTTATAGTTGTCATCAAACAAAGCGCTTATATCGCTTATCTGATACCTCATTCTTGACTCACGATGAAAACGCAACTCTAAAAGTTTATGTTCCCCAGTTGAGTCAATAAAATCTTCTATGTGTGCCATTGTTTCTCCTATCTAGTTTTTAAGACCTTGATAAAGTACATTGAAATTGTTGGTTTTATTGCGTTTGATATGATATCTTTCTAATGCGTACCTGATAGCATCTATAATATGATTATTATTATCAATAGGTTCATTCAACCAATTGCCCTCTTTATCTTGTTTAAAAGTGTAAGTATTAAACTCTTCAATCGTGTGTTCACAAGATGGATGTATATATATCTTAAAACCCTGCATGAATTGAATTCCTTGCATAATTGACCCTTTACCTTTAATGCTTGAAGTAATCCCAGAAATACCCTTGCTTTTTATTTCTGCAATCAGGCGTTTTTCTGCGCTATCTGCTGCGATATAAGCTCTGCTCATGTTTTTATTTTTTATCATTGCGGTAATATCATCAGTCAGCATGGCTTTTTGGTAATGTTCATTGTAAAGCCACAGTTCCTTATTTGATAAATCAACCGCAACACATATAAGAGTTGTAGGGTCTTGCGTGAAACCGAAATCCATACCTGCAGAAGTTTCTCTTACACGTTGAATTGTTTTTTCGATATCAAAATCTATGACTTTAAAGTTATCGAAAACAAGCCCTTCTGCAACGCCCCATTCTCCATCACAGACAATTCTAGCACGTCTAGGGTTAGTCTTGTACAAATCTTCATATCGTCTTTTATCGACATCGTCAAGCCACTCATTTACTCTAAACGTCGTAGTGTCTGAAAAAGTATCAGCTCTCTTAGTTTCTTCGTCAAAAAAAACACACTTAAGCCAATGTCTTTCTGACCACGGGTTAAATGTGACTGTTATCTGTTTAAAAAAATCGGGAACATCTAAAGTACCACGAATAGACTCAACAACTGTTGAAAACTTGTTTTCGGTTTCTATTTGATAAGCCTCTTCAAACCAAGCCCAACACAAAGAACCAACATCGACGGTTATAGATGTAATTTTTAATTCGTCATCAAGTCCACGGAATAGTATCTTTTGACCAGTTGCTTTTACAGTTATTTCCGGTAAGCTTTCGTTGAATTTAAAAAGGTGTGAAACATTTAATTGATTACACGCCCATTTGAAATCAGTATACGTTGACTGTTTATTAGTATTTGAGTATCTGCGAATAACTAATAAATTCGCCCAAGGATATTTAAGCAACCTCACTATAAAATTTAAAGCAGTTGTTTTAGATTTTTTAGAACCACGACTACCTTTAACTACTCTATAAAAATTTCTTGAGTGCCAAAAAGCTCCATAACCTACTCCGATAGTTTTAGGTAAATCAATCTTGATTTTTGGTTTAGTTTCAGTCTGGTATGTCGTCTTCATTAACAAACACCACCGTTCCTTGTACTTCTGCTTCTACCTTGTCCGTAAACAGTCTGTAACGCTTACCAAGCAATTCTGCCGCTTTTATTCTATCCTTGGCGCCAACATCAATATCAACAATCTCTTGTCCAAGTTCGCCAATGCTAATCAGAGTTTTTTCTTGTTGATCACCTCGCATGATCGAAGTGAGATATTGTAAGACTTCTTCTTGCGTTGCAATTTTTTCAGATTCAAGTTTTTTAAGTCGTTCATCTATATAAGCTTTAATGCCAACATTTGCTAACAATTTATGTGCTTGTGCTCTAGCGTAATTTTTACTATATCCAGCAATAAGAGCCGACCTTTCTGCGTTTCCTGAGATGATGTACTCATCTGCAAAACGCTTCTGTTTCAGTGTTAATTTACCTATTTTCCATCACCTCCTCCGTTTTTAAAAAAAATAAGCATTTTATGCGTATTTTACTCGACAAACATGTTTTTTGTGTGTATAATATAAGTATAGAAAGTGAGGTAAGCAATATGCCAATGACCCCTAAGCAAATGATTAAATTGCTTAAAAAGAACGGGTTTTATGAAATTAGTCAAAACGGTAGTCATAAAAAACTTCGTGATGACTTAGGACACCAAACAATCGTTCCAATGCACAATAAAGACCTTGGTAAGGGTCTTGAAGATACCATCTTAAAACAAGCGGGTTTGAAATAATCCGCTTAACAAGATGGCTTGCTTATCTCACAATAATCAAAGGAGAATCATTATGTTAGTTTATCCAGCCATATTCACACAAGACTCAGATTATATCATGGTTACATTTCCAGATGTACCTGAAGCAATCACTCAAGGCGAAGACTTTCAAGAAGCCTACGAAATGGCTGTCGAAGTCTTAGGTTTTGCCCTTGAAGACTATACAGACTATCCAAAAGCTACCCCCGTTTCCGTTTTAAAAGAACAGTATCATGGTTCTGATATTGCCTTAATAGGCATTGACATGATTGCATACATGAAAAAATATCACTCAAAAAAAGTACGTAAGAATGTCACAATACCTGAATGGTTGAACAACGCAGCAGAAGATAAAAACCTCAATTTTTCGCAAGTTCTTACTGAAGCACTTGAATTAAAATTACAAGCATAAGAGCCACTATTGTGGTTCTTTTTTTGCATAATAAAAAGCCACCACAGTGTGATGACTAATCTTTTTCTTTTGACCAATCGTACTCATTAATTAAATCAATAATGACCGATGTGCTATTATCTTCAAACTCTTCATCGTCTATATCTTGTTCGGATAAGAATGCCGAGAATTCTACTACATTATCAATGTAATATTCGAAGTAATCACCCCAGCTCCAATAGTAAATATCAACCTCTTTTTTTGTACCATCTGGTTTCTCAATTACGATGTAAGGATTATCAACCTCGTTACCGTAAGACATACATACTTCGCATGTGCCAAACGTAACATCGTATTCATGATTACTACCAACATCAACTACTTTATAACCTTTAGACATATCTTACCTCCATAAATTATAGGAACAGCCGGAATCGAACCGACACATATAATCAGACCGTCGACAATCCAATTATCAAGGCGCTACCTCTACCGTTTTCCAATCACGGTTCATGTTCCAACGGTTTAGTCTTACTTGGCGCAAAGGTCCCCGTAGAGATACTAGTGCTTATTTTTAAAGTAAGCCTATAGACCCATCACGAATCGAACGTGATTAATACCATAAGGTCTACACAAAAACGGTTATAACTCCGCTCCATGTCCCACGCCCGCTGTATTGCTCTAGTGGCTGAAATAACCACTACTGAGACGGCAGGATTCGAACCTGCGTACGTTCCAGACCCTTTATAGTCATATCGCTCCCCCAACTGAGCTACGTCTCAACACCCTATCTCGCCTTTTAGCTACAAAATAGCAAGTTCGATAGTAGTTAAAGTTGACGACTAAATAAATAGCCTGTTGGTAAATGATTATCTCTTCTTGCTATTTTGATAATACTATATTAACACATATTTTTATGTATAAACTATTGTATTACTGTATAAAAACTAGTCAAAAACTCCTTGCTCTACAATCAAAGAACCCTCCCTATAAAGCTCTGCAAAAGCTAATAATGCAGCATCTAGCGTGTCATAATAAAAACTCTCTGACATACATAATTCTGTATAAATAACCTTATCTGCATTCTTGTAAGGAGATAAGTATTTTTCATACAAAATCCTGCGCTTTTCTGGATCCAGTATCATACTAACTGATTGCTCAATTGCTTCTAATTCTTGTTCAGCTGACACACGGTTGAGTGCTAAGCGTTCAACTGGCTTACTAGGAGTTCCATGTGATTGTCTAGGCTCAAAGGAATAAGTGGCTGTCACTTTTTGAGTATCTACATCATTAGCGATCCTACGCCAGCGTGGATACTCTCTTAGTTTTCGCTTAGCGTTTGATTTAGTCTTTTGTATATTAATTTCTGGAAAAAACGTCATGAAAGCTCCTCGTATGATATAATAGTTGTACGAATATATATCGAATGGCGCTTTCACGAGCGCTTTTTTATTGTTCTCCTTTCTTTTCTCTGCTGACTTATTTTTGTTGTTAAATTGTCGAGTATTAAATTTTTAGTTTTGCGTCAGCACTTTATTTGCAGCATTACGCTTGTATAATCATCTGTGAGCGATAACAGACTTTAGATTTTTATGAAAAAAATGTCGGAGGATATTTCCCTTTCTAAAAAATTTCGCTCTATAACTAGCAGACTAATTATTCCAAATCTGCTAGCTGACTACTACAGAAAGTTTCTAAGCTGAGTTTAACGAGAATCCTAGCTCGTACACCCACAGAGCCATTGCAGGCTCTTAGGCGCTTGCGTGGGACTTTAATTTGCTTCTGTGTTTAATAGTTTAAAATGCCAAGTTTCATATTCACCATGATAAACGAAGCCTATAGAGTCTGCGTCAACGATTTTATCGCATACAACATATGCTAAATCAGTATTTTTTAAATAATCTTTTTCACCATATTTAACAATAGCAATATCATGTTTTTCACCACTTCTAAAATAATAGCCAGAGGACAAATTATATTTGTCATTGTTAAAATCATTTGCATATTTTTTGGATATAAAAATTGTTTTTTTTTCATTCCGTCACCTCAAGATATTACATAAACAAAGTCACTATCCAAAGCAATAACAATACGACTAACGGAGAAATAAACGCTCTTGCAATCACTGTAGCAAAATCTTCATCTGTATTTTTTTTAGAAGCAAAAGGACTAATTAACACATTGATTACTACAGCTTGCGGTAAATTGATAGATGGTACGCCATCAATTGTTGATAAAATGTTATTCCAACCGTATTTAATAACAAATCCAGATAATACTAAGCCGAACGGCAATAGAACTAAAAGTATAATAAAGTTCTTTTTAGCATCATTTTTATTTTTATCATAATTCATAATTTTTATTTAACTCTCTTTCATTCATTTTCTACATCTTTTCTAAACTGCCAAGCCCAGTCAAAGTCTTTGCGGATTTCGGATTCGGTGACGTTTCTAATATTTTTGTATTCCTCTAATTGATCTTCATATGCTTCAATTAATTTTAGTTTCTTGTTTACCTTTACTAAAATTATTTTTAAATCACTATTCGGATTTGGTATCTCAACTGTATAAAGCTTCTCTTTTTCAATTGTGATATTTGGATAAGCTAGCCAAGCTTCATAAAACTCACGTTCATTGTGAGTTAGCCACTCTCTAACTTCATCAGATTGTCGACTCATGTGTTGATGTAAATAATCTACATCATCATCAAAGCTTTTAATCACATCAAATATCATTTGTGGCACTTCTGGTTGAGGTTGATCGAGTTGGTCGAGTAATACTTTTACAATATGTGTTTTCACTACTGGAATGTCGCCGACACCACCTTTACCAATAGACTGTTTGTCTATCAATTTCTTCGCTTCTTCAATATTCATTTTCTACCTCCAAAAATACTTCACTGCATTCATTGCACTCAATTCTATAACCTCTTTTGTCAATTACCCATTTATAAACATGATTATCCTTGCTATTTTAGTCGCTCATACGAAAAACGAATATGCTTAAAAAAATCTTCAATGTCAATTACTGCACAACCATCAATGTCAGACCTAAAAATTAGATATTCTGAAATAATACGTTCAATGTCTTCAATCTTCATCAGCTATTATCTTACCTCCCATTTTCGTCAAATCAATCCTCTAAATTTTCTTCTCGACAAATTCGCACTGCAAACTTATATTTTTGGTCTGGCGATGGCAAAAATACCTGCGCCCCAAATTGTCCTGGATTATTGTGCAAATCGTTGATAATTTCCATAATCTGATCGCCAACTAAAAGTGGAGCAATAAATTCCGTCATCTTCAATTCGTCAAGTAGTTCTTTTACTTTGTCTAATTTTTCAAATTTTTGTTTGTTCATTTCGTACCTCTTGTAAAACCTTTGTAAAAATTTCTTTAACTAATTTATGCGGTATATTTGACCGCTCATTATATGATCTTGAAAAATCTTTTTTGAAGTCAACCTTGTTCGGGATATTTTTATGCATTAAATCAAGATTGATATTTCCAGAGAATCTGGTCGCTTTACTGATTGGGTAATCATAGTTGTTGTAATAAGTGAAATTTTTGTAAGGAAGTTCAAATCCTTGAACTCGCTCTATATACTCCCAAATTCTTCCGTAAGCTGGGTTCTCGATCAGATAATATTTCGGTTTATATCTCTTTATGATTTCCAGTGTATTAAAAACTGTTAGTTCCCCATTTATTCGCTTTAAAAATGATTTATCAGGCTTAAACTGATATCTGTCATAGTCAGTAAAATCTCTGACTGTAAATTTTGATAACGGTATTTGTGGTTCAAATAATCCATCTCCTCTCTCTTGCTTCCAGCAGGCGTTACCCCTATCCATTGCGCTTGCAACTGACCATGACTCACACGGAGGACTAGCGATAATCAAATCAGGTTTAGGAAGTTTATCAAATTCATCAAATAACTTAGTGTCGCCAAATAGCCTACTATAATCAGCTAAATTCAGATTGATAAAATGATTATTCTTGTTCTCAATATCAATTCCGACTGGGTATATTTCAATCTCTGGGAACTCTTTAGATGCCTTTGTATATGACCCGTTACCGCTATCAAATAATGCCCAAACGATCATCCTCATCCCCCATTTCCTGTAAGTTCCGCAATCCGCTTAGTCTGTCTAGCTCTATCATCACTAGCACGTTTAAGTTGCTTTTGTGTCCTGCGTAATGCAGTCAAGTATTTCTTGTTCTTCAATCATCCTTCTAACCTTTCTAGTAATTCTGGATTTTCGTGTATATTTCCGATATTTTCGATTTCCCGAATTTCGTCTGGACACCCGTCTTTGTAGTTGTAAAATGGATCGTGTGTATCTGCTTTATCAACTATGTTCCAACCAAAATCTACAAATTTTACTTGTCCTACGTACTCAGACAAAGAGTCGTTAAAAAGTCTGCAACACTTAACGATATCCCCATCAAACACCTCAATGCCGTTTTTATCTTTTAGGCCTGTTGATTGCATTAACACAGCTTCCTCGAAAGGGATATATCTACGGACAACTTTCCGATAAAAGGTGTATATTTTGTTATCGACGTAATCTATTGCTTCAACCACGCCCATAGCTTGCGTTACTTTATCCCACACTCTAAATTTTGGTATCATCCTTAACCTCCAACCAAACCGCTAACATCACGCAATAATTAGCCATGTCGTTTAACGTGTCTGACAGGCTTTCTGAGACGTTTTTGTCGCTGCTTATAAGATTATATAGTCTGTTGTATTTATCGCCTATACGAACGATACCAGCGATGTATCCGAAGTCGTTTAGAGACTTCTCGAAAGAATTTCCGTAATCTGCGTTTTTGGCTAAAAATGTTTGATAGTTTTCGTTATATGCTACTTGCATAGTTTCTGCGTTAATTTTATCTGTCATGTGTTATACCTCTAAAAACTCATAGCTGCATATATCAGACGTTTAGTCTGCTTGTAATGCTCTAACTTTGTATCTCTGTGCTTTTTGTTTAACTTTATAAAAAGCTCCGTTTCGTGGCTGTTTGGATTGTGATACTCTCTGTATGATTTAAGATACAGCTGCACATAAATATCTTCGTCAAAATAATCTTTAAACGCTTCAATAACGTATGGTCTTGGCAAGGTTTTTCGACGTCTGTTATTTGTAACACTACATCTTATTAGCTCAGCTTTTTTGCAATCTACATCTAGCTTTTTAATTTGCCTTACAATCCCATTGTCAAAAATTTTGTAAAATTTATCTATTAATTCATCTGTCAATTTCTTCAATCCTCACTTTTATTCTTGGATTCTGACTGTATTTTTTCTTTGCTCTTAAATCACATACGATATTGTCATCCGACCAAACGATGCCTGATTTCTGTATTCTGTCGTAACCTGCATCGGAAATACTATCAAAAACAGCCTTAATCAGATTATCAATATCAGGCTTCTTAGCGTGCCATGTAAGTTCACGCACGAAGCTCTGATATATTTGTATTGTTTTACCTTTAGAACGTTGTGTAGGCTCTTTTGATAGCGTTTTGGGAGCTTTCATGTAAAAGGTTACCTCTACCTTTATGCAATCATCGAAAAACGGTCCATCATAATTTTTTTCTATCCATCCAGAAACCTCTTTTCGCCATCTCTTCATCTTTGGATCTTCGTACGTACCAAATTTGCTGAACTTAGGTCTAGTTTGAGGTTTTGGTTCGATTGGTATTTCAAATTCTGTCTTAAAAGTCATATTCCTCTTCAATCCCTACCAACAATGCAATTCGTTTTGAGCTAGCTAACGCTTGATATGATTTAGTCATGTATTGCTCTATTGTTTGCTTTTTAATTCCGAGTCTTTCCATCAGCTCTTCTTTAGTGCCAACGTCGACAAACTTGTCGTCATCATATATTGCATATATCCTTTGTTTCTTAAACATTTTTCAAAAATCCACACTCGCCCTATTAAATGTGTGAGCTGTGGCAAGGACGAGTGTAGCAATTCTCCATATTATCGATTTTATCGATAAGCAGACTATTTCCTTTCTCGCTCGGAAAATATAGTTACTGCAAAGGCCGAGCTTCACTTTGCAATGTTAGTTAAAAAATCATTACTCTTTGTGTTAATTGATTAGCCCTACAATATTCGCAATGGCCGCAAGGTTTTGGTGGTTCTGTGCCTTTTTTTACCGCGTCTAGTCGCTTAATGTTTTGCGCTAACTCATTTAATTCATTTTGCATAGCGTCTACATTTTGTATTCTGATGGCTCTGGTGTCAGTCGGTGTTTCTTTTGTTACTGCGTAAATAATCGGCTCAAAAGGTTTATTATACTTAGCTTCAAGCATTGTTTTGTAAGCAGCCATCTGCAAGATATACCCATAAGCTTCAAACCAAAAAACTCTCTCTTCACCGTTCCAAATTTTATCATCTATGGGCCCTTTTGTTGTTTTGATGTCTACAAAATAGCCGCGATCAACATTCAGGCAGTCTATCTTGCCTTTGAATTCAACCTCACCAAGAAATCCTGTGATAGCTTCTTCCTTTTCTCCTTGGTAGATAGCCATAAAATTACTATCGCTTTTAAGTGCTTCAATCATCTGTTCTGCAACTAAAAAGCTTTTTTTAAATTGGCCTTTGGTTGTTCCTCGGCTAGAAATCATTTCAGAGCCGTTTTGGGCTTTGAATTCTTCATGAGCTTCTTTACTCTCAAAGTAAGAGTGGACATAGTTCCCGACGAGCAGCGCAGTGTTATCTCTGGTATCTGTCCAATCCCCTTGCAATTCAGCAAGCGCCCTCGTTTCGCATTCTCTAAAACGCTTGTACTGACTAATAGACCAGTACTTAATTGATGATTCATTGCTATAATAGTCCTTTCCAAGCAAATCTAACTTCGTCATGGCATTAAGTCTCCAAGATTATCAAAGAGATTACCTTCGCTAGCTTTAATTTCACCAGTTTCTTGGTCAAAATCCGGAATTTCATCTGCCGGATAAGAGGTATCTTCTAAAACCGTCTTATTTTCGTCTGTGAGCGTTTTTTCTGGCTCCGAATGTAAATCTTCAGTTACGTCTTTTAAATTGATAGGAGCATCCTTATTTTCACTCTGATGACCTATTAAGTCATCTAGGCTATTTTTTTCTTGAGGTGTGATGTCTTTTACTTGTCTGTCATTGTCATACTCGTTTTCTGTTGTTCGGTTCACAGCATCTACAAACAAATCATTGTCATCGCTCGTATTGAAGAATTGCTTAGCCGCTCGATTAATGACTGTTCGTTTTGCCATTTCTTGCGGGAAGTCATTTTGAACATTTTTGGTTTTTGCTTTTGACCATGACTTATCAATTTCTTTTTTGGTCATAACTGTCAAAATCTTTTCACTGTCTTCTTTTTCGATAATGCAATAAGCTCCGACAATTTCGTTATCTGCATTCATCCAATCGGTATCGTGACTAACAAACACTTTGCGACCATTTTCGTTTTTGATTTTAAATTCATCGCCTTTGTAAATTACTTCTGCGTAAATGTCTTTCACTTCAGGAAGTTGCTTAACAACTTTCATAGTGCCAAAGTACGAACGCGTCAACTTAACAGCGTTTCCATAAGGCACAAAGTAACATTGGTTTTTAGCAGGGCTAAGACCTTGGGTTACCATATCGAGCAGCGCATTATAAATGCTATCTTGGTCTTTATTTAACAGGTTCCCATTTTTTAAAGCATAATACGCCGAGCTAAGTGCATTGCTTACGCTGTATTTTGGTGCAATCATCAACCCATCAGAATCTTTCATTTGATTGATTCGTGTCGCAACGTTTGAAGTCACTTGTTTTTGCGTTAGTTCATTACTCATTTACTTCCTCTTTCTATGCTTTAATTGCCAGTTTTCAGCTTTCAAGCGTTTCAACTGTTTTTTAAGCTCTATGTTTTCTTCCGCTTCTTGTAAATAATCAGTCATCAACTCGCTGTATCTGCTTTGCCAATAACGAGTAGACTCGTATAACTCTTCGCTCATATTTAATCTTCCAAGATGTGCGATTTAAAAGACCATCTGCTATCAAGTCTCCGATTGACGATTAATTCAGGTTTTACATCAAATTCCATTTCGATGTATTCCATCAAGTCTTCGTCTGTATAGTCTTTAAATTCGTTGTAAGTCTGCCTTAGCGTAGGCTCTTCGCTGTCTCGTAAATAGTCAATTGTAAATATAAAAGCATCCCTAAAATTACCGTCAAACGTTACAAGTTCGCCATTAATCCTAATTTCTACCATACGAGCTACCTACGAATTTCTCTAGTCTATCTTTGATAAAGTCAAACATTTCTCGCAACTCATTGTTTTCTTTTCTTAGGTTGTTATTATTAACCATAATATCCACTATAGAACTATCTTTTTCGAAGCATTTATATTTTAAATGTTTAACATCTTCAGACAAATCAATGTTTTTAGACTTTAAGATTTCATTTTCAATTTTTAAGTCTTTAATCCTATTTTCTAATTCAGCTACTAATTTTAAATCTGGTCTATTTTCCAAAGTCAATCCTCCCTTTTAGTATTCTCAACTGTCTATACTCTTCAATTTTTTTATTTCGACTAGTTTCATCTAGAGCCATGATTCTTGCTGCATGCTCTTCTGACAAGCCGAAAAATGTTGTTAATGTTAGTTCCATAATTTCATTCTTTCGTCTTCCATTCCTTCAAATTCCATGATATGGCTTTTATCACAACCTTTTCGTATACGTGATGCAATTCTTTCTCCATACGTCTGTCTAATTTCAGCTGGTGTAAGATTTGTCGTGATGATTGTATTTGTACGCTTGTTAAGTAAGCTATATATAATACTTGTCGACCAATCGCTAACCTTTTCAGCACCTAAATCGTCCAAAACTAGATAATCAACCTCTTTTAATTTGTCCAACCAAAACGCCTCTTTACTAAAGTCTCGCTTTATTTCTGATAACAAATCAGTAACGTTTACAAGTAGTCCTAGCTTCTTCGTCTTATCTGACAGTCCTCTGATAATGCTGTAAGCTAGATGACTTTTGCCTCGTCCAGCTTTACCAGTCATGATAATGTTACCCTGACCTCCTTTAAACCAATCGTTAGCCATTGTTTTAGCCCAAACAAGCACTTCTTTATGTTTGATTGTGTCAGTTCTAAAATTATCAAACGATGCGTTTTCCAGTTCGCTATCCATGATTGATAACCTTTTTAGATAGTACAGCCGTTTGTTTTCGAGTTCTCTCTCATATTGTTTTTGAACGTGTAAATCGTTTTGATTTTCCAAATCTTCTTTGTGGCATTTAGGGCAAACTGTCAAACCAGTTTTAAGGATTGTGATATAGCTACAGTCATGCTTGTCACAAATTGTCTCTTCTTTTTTGGTATTTTTTTGATAGGACAAAGCGATTTTATCAAGCGCATTCTCATCACCAAGTATCATACTCACTTACCTCTTCTTGCTTAGATTTCCTAGATTTCTCTTTAGCTTCTATTTGCTCAATTGTCGTGATGTTGTCATCTCTCCAGTTACGTAAAATACCTCTAACATAGTTAAGATTAGTTTTTCCTTGAAGCTTAGTTCTTTTGATAGCTTCCTTAATTAAGTCATGATTATTTTCTTTAATCATCGTACGAATAGTTTCAATTTCCATAGGAGACAACAACCGACCAAATTCTTGTTCCGCTATACTATATATATAGTTAGTAGTTGTCTGATTAGAAGGCACTAAGTTTTGGTTATTTAGTATTGATATATTAGTATTGATATTATTAGTATTGATTCCCTGTAAATTATTCAGGTCTTGACCTGTAACTTTTACAGTTCCGTGCTGTAAATTATTCAGGTCTTGACCTGTAACTTTTACAGTTCCATTGATATATAAGCGGTTGGGTTTGTTTATACCCTGTCTGACCTCGTTTAATAAGCCGAAATTAGACAGTTCTTTTTTAGATTTTATGATTGTTTTTTCTGAGCATTTAAGTAGTTCCATAAATTGCTCGTTTGTAAAGTACATATAAACCTTACCGTCATCATCAAACCACTTATTTTCCACAGATAGTGTTCTGCGATCAAACAACAACATATAAATTAATTTTGCTTTATCGCTCAGAACGTTATATGGCTCTTTTAACAACCACTGCGGAAACTGATAAAATTGGTTGTTTTTTACTTCTTCAATATGCATCATTCATCGCTTTCAAAAAAAATTTCTTTTAATTTAAGATAGTAGTATTTTTTATTGTCTGCCATTCAATACTCCTTAAAAAGGTCTATCCTTGCCCCAGATTTTTCCGCAAGAACCTGGCGTTGGCAACTCTATAAAATCAGTGCGTTGTTTGCGTTCTACTTTTTTGACAACTTGATAATCTTCTAAGATTGTGTCAACTGTTTTTGTAATTGTTTTTTGATTACTATTGCGGTTTCCGATGTACGCAATTAAAGCAATAAATAATAAGGCTACTACGCCTGTAATTGGATTTTCCATGTTATACTCCTCTAGCACTCCCCAGTGCTTATTGTTTCATTAAGTGTTTAATTTTATTGACATCGGCAAGACAATACATTTTGTCTTTACCGTTTTTAAAAGATTCAAGCCCATAGCTCTCCATGCGTTTTATAGTTTGCCATGAGTAGCCGTATTCATTGACGAGCGTTGTTTGATTGACCCACTGATTTGCTAAATCTTTTTCCTGTATGAGTTTCTTAATCTCATCAAAAAGCTCTTCTGCTATCTGCTTTTTTAGTAAATCGTAAGTAAGTTGTGATTGCATAGATTTATCACCCCTTTCGTGATATAATTAAGTAAATTAAGTTTGTTTTGAGTCCGATTCCCGTCGGACTTTTTTAGTGGTATAATCATCTCGAAAGGAGGTGATTATAATGAACGACGTTTTAAAAACTAATCTTATTGCAGATGTCGCTATTTTTTCGGAAAAAAGCAATTGTAAGCTTAATGTGATTACAGCGAGTGGAATATTCACTGGAACTTTATTACCTGAAAATCCTGATAAAGCCAAGTATGCTCATGTCCTTGAATTCTTGGAATATCGTAAAGAAAATAAAGATGACAACGAAAGATTTATGTTGCTTGTTGATGCTACTTTGTCAACATCAAAAGAATCTACTTTGAACCTTCCATTTGTTGTTCTGTTTATTGACCAGATAATCGGCGTATCTTCTGTTCAGTAGTTAGCGTATTACTTAACTTTTCAGAATCTACTGTTACCACAGTAGGTTCTTTTAATTCTGCTAGGATTTCTTTTAGTGTTTGGTTTATTTCTTTTAAAATAGTAATCATGTTCTTTCTCCTTAGTGATATACACTTTGATTTTGTATGAACGCTCCATAGTATGGATTTCGTTCTTGCTGTTCAGCAAATGATGGCAACTCATTTAAAACAAGCTTTCGAACAGCAGCGCAAAAATTAACTATCATGACCGATATCCTCTTCTGAAGGTGTCGGTATTTGTTTGGCAATAATCTCAACGGCAATTTTTATGCCGGTTAAGAAACCTTTTCCATAGTCAGAACCTAAAAATTCTAAGATATTTTCAGTGATCAACTGCTTAAAATTTCTTCCATCCCTTCTCCTTTCTAAGCTACATCGCCTTTTTCTAAACTGGCAGATATTCCTGGTTAAGGAATTTATTAATAAAGTATTGTTGCCCTTTTCCGGTTACAAGGGGTGTCTTGCTTACTGTAATATGGCCATCAGAATGGGTGATGCTAGTTTCCTTGACCCTTATAAGTCCAAGCTCTACGCTTTTCTGAGTAGGCATATTCCAATCTCGGCCATTACGCTTGATAAGATAGCCGTGTTTACGAAGCCAAGTGAAGAGACGAGTCGCTCCAATATTTACCCCATTCTGCTTGAGTAACTTTGCAAGTTCTCCGACCAATATAGAGGTATGGCTAGCACTAACAGCGTCTGCAAACAGTACCTTAGGACGGTCTGCCTCAATCTGAGCCTCTAACCTATGCACTTTCTTATCTGCCATCAGCAAGGCTCTTGCCATGATTTTCTCTGGGCTGTTGAAATCCTTCTCAACTTAGATAAAATACTTTCGGACTTCTTTTCCTTTGTCATTTCTTTGTATCATTGCGATTTCTTTTGCTGAGTCTAAGTTAAAAATGTGTTCGACGTACTCTGACTGATTGCCTTGAGCTGTTACTTTTTTTTGAGCAATAGCTATAAAGTCAGTACCTTCAGAAAATCCATAATCAAGCATTCGTTTTAACCAATCATTGTACTTGCTTTTAACTTCAAGTCCCCTATGCAAATCTCTGGCACTTACAACTGGCTCATGATTTTCATTTAGTGTGATGCTAATTAGTTCGTCCATAAATCTCCTTTTTGTATGATTTAAAATCATATGTTTAATAAAATTTTTTAAGCTCCGAGAATATCGCTAGACTTTACGTTGAAATAACGACAAAGTTTAATTAAGTTTTCACCTCTGATTACTGTAATATCTTTTTCCCACGCGTTAATTGTTTGGGTTGATACTCCAATAGCACTAGCTAACTTCTCTTGGCTCATTTTGTTTTCTCGCATTCTTAATTCTGCGATTGTGACATTAGGTTTTGGCATTCCCCCACCCCCTTTCTATCTGTTTTTAGTACCTCTAATCTGCTATAATGTGAGCAGAAAGGAGGTGAATGTAAAGATATTACTTTCTATTTTTTCGATGGCGTAACAACAACTGGTTACTTATATCTTCAAAGTCTTAAAGATAATAATTTTTCGAGCCGTTTAAAGAATATCCTTAAAGAAGAAGGTATCCCTCTTACACCAACTTCTATCACAAGGACTATCGCCAAACTAACTTTGTGATTTTGTAAAACTCTTGGCAATTATGGAAAGTGTTACTTCAACATAGCCATCGCCAAGGGTTTTTGTCTTTACAGAATCTTCAATAACATAATGAATCCTTTTATCATCTATCAAGAAATGATTATCGGTTTCAATGATGTTATGAAGCTTCGGCGCTGGATAGTTTTTTTGGCTATACGGATATTTTTTGGGGCGCATCTATTCCACCTTCTTTCTGTGGTATAATTTAAATAAAAATTGTGAGGTATTATTATGAGTAAAAAATCTTGTTTCGTAGTATCTGCTATCGGTGAGGAAAGTAGCGAAATTCGGAACCACTCAGACAGTGTTTTAAATTATATAATTAAACCTGCATTGATCGAAAAGTATCAAGTGACCAGAGCTGACGAACTGTATCATTCAGATAGGATTGACGATAAAATATTTGATGCTTTATCCACAGCAGACTTGGTAATTGTTGATATAACAGGAAATAACCCGAATGTCTTTTTAGAACTTGGGTTTAGAAAAGCGTTGAACTTACCTACTATTTTCCTTAGACAAAAGACTGATGAAGATATCCCTTTTGATATTAGAACTATAAATACCATTCATTACGATCTCAAAAACTCTGAAAGTAAGGTTGTGCTTGATTCTGTCCAAGAAACAATTAGACGAATTCAAAAAACAGAAGAAAACATTGATTTTTCTATAATCCATGAACCAAACGACCAAAGTGCTTCAGTGCAAGATATTATCCAATTAAAAACTTCAATTAACAACATCTATGATGCAATTGAAAATTTATCTGATAAAATAGAAAATAATTCTACTCAAAAAAGACCAATGACTCAGGAAGACTTAATTATGATGGCTTTTCAAGAGCCAGAAAAGTTAGAAAAGATTTTTGAGTTACAAACAAAATACCCTAATGCCTTTAACAGCCCTTCGAACGCTCTAAACGACTAATTCGCTCCTCAAGGCCTTTGATATAACCTCTTAAGAATGAGATTGAGGTTGTATTTTCTTCTTCGTTCTGTTCTATTTTTTGAACTTTTTCTTCAAGATTAATCATTTTTCTGACCCCTCTCCTTTCCACTCCCACTTGGGAGTTTTTATTTTGTAATAAACCAAGCGATCAGCCAAGTGATACCACCTAGCACTAACAGTGCTGGCAATACGCCACCTTCAAATTCAATACTTGTTTTTTCTTTGCCATTACGACTAGTAAACGTGTGTTCTAGATCGCCAAACATTAGTTTTTTCCAATTCATTTTGTACCTCCTAAAAATGTTATAATCAACTTATCCTAGCAGAAAGGAGGATAAGCTATGTATTTTGTGATTAGAAAATCTTCTAATAACCAGTTTTATTTTGTAATAAAAGCTGATAATCATGAAGTTGTGGCAACTAGTGAGACTTACTATTTTAAAGATTCTGCCATTCGAACAATAAAATCTATTAAAAAAGGTATCTCTACTGACTCTAATGTCGTTGATATGACAAGCGATTAAACAAACTTGTTAATTCAGCAGAACACTCAAGTAAGATGGCTTTATTAAACTCTGGGTCGCTATTTGCTTCTTGGAGTTTTTTTATAATGTTTTCTAATTCCTCCATACAATTCCTTTCCTCATAGAAGTTCATTTCTTGGGTGGAACTCTTTTGTTTCCACCAGCTGAATACCATCCACCGTGATAATAATCTTGCTATGTAAACATGTCTTCGCTAGAAATTTTGAACCAGCTTCTAGTTGTTTGATTAAATCCTCTGGCATAATCTCTCCTTTCATTCTTGCGGAGATACAGCCAATGTGCTAAACTAAACTTACCCCGTTAGGGGAGAGGGCTTCTTAGCCCTATTGGTATTGTCACCACTCTATTGAGTAGTGAATCCTAAGCTTAAACCAAAGAATGTGAATTTCCAACTCGACTTCTTTGTGTTTAGGCTTTTTGTTTAGCCTAGATTTCATTAGCTGTACCTCCTTTCGTTTTGCTTAATTCCTTAAGCTATGATTATATATTACATGATTTAAAATCATATGTCAACAACTAAATTGATTTTTTTTCATATTTTTTTGTTTTTTATATTATTCCACTTGATAATAAATCATTTATACTATATAATGTACTTATAAAAAACAGGAGCAAATAATATGACAACACACTTGGAAATTGGAGAAAGAATAAAAAAACTAAGAGAAGGGAAAGGGCTTGAGCAGTTAGATGTAGCTAATATGTTAGGTTATAAATCACAGAGCACTATTTCTAAGTGGGAGAGTGGGACAAATCTACCTACTGGAAAAAATATGATTAAGTTAGCTCAAATTTTTGGGGTTACTAGCGATTATATTTTAGATGGAGAAAATGACGAAAAAGAAACTCCTTCTATTGACCTTTCAAATCTTCGTGAACGTGTCGTAATGTTTGACGGAAAACCTCTATCTGATGAAGATGTTAGAAAAATAGAGCAAATTATAAAACTTTCTTTAGGAGTTTCGGGAAATGAAGATTGATGAATTGCTTAAAAAGTATAAAGTGTCACTTTTTTTATTCGATGGGGGATTGTGGGAGCGTGACGGCTTCTACTTCCCCGACTTAAGAATTATATATGTAAACGATAAGCTGTCAGAAATAGACAGGGAAAAAGTTGTTTTACACGAGCTAGGACATATGATTAATAATCACAATCCTTACGATTACAAAAGACTATTGTTGCAGTACGAAAATCAAGCAGATAAATACATGATTAGAGAGTTGTTGAAAGATTATCTCGCTAATCATGATATTTATAGTTTTGATTGGTTAAAATTTGCGAACCATTACAAAATATCAACAGTTTGGGGGCAAGAAATGATTCGCAAAGAATTTAATAAATTAATATAAATAATAATGTGCAATGCCTGATCCACGTGAAAAAGCTGCAAGGAGATTTTTATGGAACAATCTGAAAAGAAAGTTTTGCCTATTATTGCAATTATAATTGGCGCAATTGCGTTAATTAGCTCATGGATGCCATTCATTAACAACGGATCGTTTGTTATTGCTATAATTGCGTTAATTATTGGATTTTTTGCGTTATTTTTTAATAGAAAACGCAAAAAAACACTAACTTATGTTAGTATCGTTATTTCAATTTTAGCAATGATAATTGTTCTAGTTACACAATCAATGTATGGTAAAGTGATCGATACCGCAAGCAAATCATTCGATAAAACATCAAAATCATACGAATCCTCTTATAGCAAGTCTTCTTCTATCGAAGCTTCTTCTTCTAGAGCAAAAGTTAAAAATGCGGACGCTAAATTTAAATGGTCAGAATCTTATTTCAATTCATTGATCAAAGGTCAAACAACTTACGACGAAGTTGTTGCAAAAGTTGGAAGACCTAATAGTGTATCTGACAGCACGGACTACGATATTGAAACAGATGCTGAAGTACCTTCAAAAGATTGTGGTTGGGACTTGAATGATGGTTCGTATTATGCAAGCGTATCTATTCATTTTATTCAAAAAAATGGCGTACTAGTTGTTGATTCTAAATCAAGCAACGGATTAAAATAAATGATAAACAAAAAGCCCCACGCTCAACTTTGGTCGGTGCGAGCGTGAGGCGAATCTAGTATAAGAAACAACCATTAAAAAGGTCGTTTTCTTGTACCTAATTATATCATTTTTAGGAGGTGATGCCAATATCCTATCTCAAAATCAGCACTCCCCAGCGCAAAGAGAGAGGAAAAAACAATGATTGAAAAATACACTAAAAAAGATGGCACAACTGCCTATCGCTTAAGAGCATACCTTGGTGTTGATCCCATGACTGGTAAACAAGTCAGGACAACTAGGCAAGGGTTTAAAACAGAAAGAGAAGCTAAAAGAGCCGAGGTAAAACTTATTGATGATTTTCAGCGTCAAGGCGCTTGGAAAAGCAACGATAAAACTACATTTGACGATGTAGCCAAACTGTGGTTTGAGCAGTACCGAAATACAGTCAAACCGTCAACATTTCTGGTTAACCAAAACTACTATAAAACAATTTTAAAGCCACATTTAGGACAACTGCAAATGACGAAGATAACTGTCATGATTTGTCAAAAATTTGTGAATTGCCTATCTCGATATAGCGGTTATAGGCTTTATCTAAGTTTAGCAAACAGAATTTTTAAATTTGCTGTCAACTTAGGTATTATTGATAATAACCCCATGAGCAAGACGTTGAGATCAAAGTGCACTTACAAAAACATGGATACACTCACCAAAAAATATTACACAAAAGAGGAATTGAATGCTTTCTTGAGGATTGTGGAAGCTGAAGAAACTCTAGAGATGCGTCTGATTTATAGATTGCTGAGTTATGGCGGTTTTAGGATTGGTGAATTAATAGCTTTAAAAGATACCGACTTTGATTTCCACAACAATACTATCAGCATTACAAAAACCATTGCTTATACAAAAGAAGGATGGGCTGTACAATCTCCTAAAACCAAAAAAAGCAATCGCACCATATCAATGGACGCTGAGACCATGACGTTAGCCAAATTATATATTAAGCAAAGTATCAAACCTTTACACGGATCGTTTAAATTGTTTAATTTTGCTAGTGACACCGTGAGAAAAAGACTGGACAGATTTATATTGAAGCATGGATTAAAAAGGATTACTCCCCACGGGTTTAGACATACCCACGCTTCGTTGTTGTTTGAGGCTGGGATTCCCGCTAAGATTGCACAAGAGCGGTTAGGCCACGCTAAAATAGCAATCACGATGGATTTATATACTCACTTATCCAAAAAATCAAAGGATAATGTTGCTGACAAATTGGCCGAACTCGTCGCTATTTAACACAAACGTAGTGGGGAACGTAGTAAGTCTGTTTTTAGACTTTAAAAAAGCCTTGATATCAATGATTCTGAGAGGTAATCTTATATTATAACAAAAAA